ATATGGCTCAAAAAAAAGTTTATAGACCGCTGCCCACCAATTGTTGCTGGCAAACCAAAATACAATGAAGAGTTCGATGTTTATTTTCAGAATCAAAAAACTGGTAAGCCTTTTATTGATGATGAAGGAATTAGCTACCATTTCATACCAGCTACGGTATTCGACAATCCAACTCTTTTAAACAATGACCCGAATTACGTCAGAAAATTAAAAAACCTAAATCCTGTATTGAGAGCTATGTGGCTTGAAGGACGGTGGGATGTTTTTGCTGGTACTTATTTTGATAACTGGAATCCCATGAATCATGTGATACCAAAAGAGTATTTTCAATTCGGAGTCCATTTCAAAAAGAATACGCATACGTTTTACAGATTTTACGACTATGGAACAAAAGCTCCGTTTGTCTGCTTGTTTGCCGCAGTTGACCGTGACGACAATATGATAATATTTGACGAAATAACAGAGACTGGACTATCTGCGTCTAAACAAGTTCAGAAGGTCAATGAGTACACTTGGGAAACTTATAAGCTAAAACCGACAGACTTCGATGATGATATTGCCGACCCTGCATATTGGACTAAACATTCTGAAAAAGAAGGGATGTTATATTCACCAGCGGATTTTTATGGAGACGGTGGTATCTTTTTGTCTAAAGGGAACAATGACCGTAAGTCTGGTGCTAAAATCGTCTATGAAGGACTGGAGTCACCCGATGAAGGATTCCCCCGTATCAGATTTACAGATAATTGTTTACAATGTATAGAAACATTTCCTAATTTACCATCGGCACAAAATGACCCCGAAGACATTGATACAAAGGCAGACGACCATCACTACGATGCGCTGCGTTATGGCGCATTAAAAGTTTTGCCAAGCCTTGCAGTGTATCAAAACAGAAAAAAAGGATGGCGTTATCGAATAGGGAAATCTGATTCTGATGGCAGCACTAACTGGAAAACAGCATAATGGCTAAAGACGCATACAACAACGATTCACCATCTGGCTCGCAATATGCAGCAGGGGTACTATCCAAACAAGCCGATAAGGTTTTAAAGTGCTGGAAGTACAGCAGAGACTCATTCGAAGTAGCAAGAAGGGACTCTGAAAGGGCTGTCAGGTACGTTAATGGAGATTCTTACACTTCTGACGAAAGAACTAACGCTACCAAGTATAAAAAACCATTACTTAAGTACAATATAATCACACCGATAATCAGCACACTCGTCGGTAATGAACAATTAAACCGCAAAACAGCAAAATTTAAACCGACAACAGTCGAATCTGTAGGTGTTACAGATATTCTACAAGGCAGATGGAATGCAATTATCGACGAGCAAGACCTTGAAGATAAGCTGCAAGTTGCCTTTGTAGACGCATTATCCACCAAACTCGGTGGCTGGATACAGAGAAGTTGGGAAATAAATGAAGAAGGCTATCTTGACTTCAAATATGATGTATTAAATAATTTCCGTGTATATGTAGACCCCGAAACAAGAGCCAGTGATTATGAATTAAAACATTGCAGGTGGCTTGTGAAAGAAGGCTGGGAGTCGTTAGACGTTATCAGCGAACAATACAGCATTGACCCGTATAACATGAAAGTTGAAAGGTCAAAAGCGTGGTATCAGTCACTATCTGAAACTGTTCGTAGAATGACAGATAAGACCTATTCGTCAAATCTTGAGAACTATGACAAGATAAATGACCGCTACAGAGTGCTTGAGATGCAAGAACGTAGCGTGACCAAAATGGTCAATGTTTTTGATGGTAACGATTATATGGTAATGCCAAAAAAAGAATTTAATAAACTTGAAAAAGAAAATCCAAGTTTGATGATAGTCAGAGAGTTCAATAAAGACCAGATTCACACAACGACCATTATTCCTTATTTCAAAAATTTAATTGTCAAAGACGAAGACGCAGAACAACCAACGTCTAATTTTGATTGTTTTCCCGTCTGGAGTTATAGTTACAACGTCCAGATAAACGAACAAACATCGCTGGTTGACCACCTTCTTGATATTCAAGATGATGTAAATAAAGCAAAATCTCAAGTCAGGGACTATGTAACGCAGATACTTTCTGGTGGTATGTTTATTGATAAGCGTGAAAAAGAAACAATTAAGGCTTTGAAGGAGAAAGGCAATCAACCAAATATGGTTTATGAGTTGAACAACCCTGCCATTGTACCTCAAAGACTAACTCCTTCTTCCCTACCGCCAGACATTATGCTGAATGCGGAAAACAGTGTGGCATTCGCACAACGGGTATCTCTGGTATCTGAAGCCATGAAGGGAGAAACAGCCCGTAGTGGAGAGTCTGGAGTTCTGTTTGAACAAAAAGTCCAGAGAGCTGCTGCTGCAATTAATCCGTACTTTAAAAATTTAAGTCGCTTAAGAAAGGTTTTAGCAAAAGATTTTGTGGATAATTTTAATTACGTTTATTCTGAGATGGATAGAGTTATCCGAGTGAAAGAAGAAGGCAAGTTTAACGAAACAATTATGAATCTAAGCGTAGGGGCGCAGGTATTTAACGATGTGAGAAACCCGTCGCTGTATGTCGAATTAGATGAAGGCGAAAGCAACATCACCCAGAAAGAAGATAACTTTAACCGTATGGTTGCAATGGCGAATCTGATTGGTTCAATCAATCCGCAACTCGTTGATATTAGAACACTTGTAGAAAATGCCCCAATTGTGGGTTCAGATAAATTTGTCGAATACATCGACCAGACCATGCAGATGCAGTCAGAAGCTGCACAACGTCAGTCAGAGCTGGATACAACTAAACAGACTCTTGACAATATGAAAACAGAACGTGGTATGGTGACAGATGAAGAAAAATTAAGATTGGATGCTCAGAAAATTGGGCAGGGTAAAGCAGGGTAATAATTAACAAGGGGCAGATATGGCTATATCAGAAAAAAAACTGAAGGCGCACGCAGATAAAAAAGCGGCTTATTTAAAAGCAAAGAAGAAAAAGAAGATGAAGAAAGATTCTCCCGAAATGGGTAACGAGCCTAAAGATGGAGTCATTTATCAGGAACGATACAAAGAAATATTACCAAAGACTGGCGTCAATCAACCTGAAACTGTTAGAAATAGAATGAAGAAGAAAAAGAAAAAATATTGAGAAGTGAGTGAAAAAGTACAAACTGCTCGGAGCTATAAGGGGACTGTCGTTGACGATAATGCTGTGGTTAGTATTAATCTCAAATGGTTGGGGCAGCTACTTGTTTTGGTTGGTATGCTTGTTTACGGTTATTGGCGCATCGAAAGTAGACTGGGTCAGCTTGAAGAAGAAATGGTATCGGCATATGGGAAGATTGGGGACTTACTTGATAAACACATGGTGGAAGAACGAGTTCAGAGAGACGAACTTGAGGAAAAATTAAGTTTTTATGAGAAAGAATTTAACATTAACCCATTAAGTTGGGGAAAAAGGAAAAAGAATAAATAATGCCTTTCAATGATATTATAGATATACCTATTATCAGACCTGAAATAGTTGTTGAAAATGATTATGAAGATAAAACTACATACACAAGGCAAGATGCCTTGAGAAATGTATACAGAGCAAAGAGAAGTAATATAATCAATAAAGGAAAGACAAATGGCAGAAAACCAAAATAGCGAAGTGCAGGTAGACCCTGCTCTTACACAAGAGCTTCAGCAACTTGAAGATAGATATGAACCGAAGACAAATGAACAGGAAGCAACCGAGCCTTCTGTAAAACTTATTGAAAAAGACGGTGAGCTGTATATCAACAGCGAATCAGATGATGTTGTGAATGATGCAGACCCTGAAAAGGGAGAATCGAGTCAAGAATTAACACAATCGGATGAATACACCACCGATGGGAATAAACCATCACCGTTCCATGACAAATCGAAGGATGACCTTGTTGATATGGTAGTCAATGCACAAAAGATGATTGGCGACCAGTCCAGCGAAATTGGTGAACTTCGAAAGTTAACGGCTGAAGACGAAGATTTGTCTGAAGTTGAACTTTTGGAACGACTCTCTGCTAACGATGTTCAGGATGCCCTTTCTACGGAAAAGGCTAAATTGGATGAAGTTGACCCTTATGATGCAGATGCTGTTTCCGAACAGCGTTCACTCATAAGAGAAATGGAAAACGACCTGATTAATAAACGTACGCAGGAACATCTCGAATCACGACTGAATGGTCGTGATAATGAAGCGTTTGTTTCTACAATGAAGCAACGGTTTAATACAGACGGGATTGAGGTATCTGATGATGAGTTTAATGCTGTCAGCGAGTTAGCGAAGGGATACACTGAAAATGGGCTGTTAACCGAGAGAGCCTACCACAAAGCCATGATTGATGAATTTGGGGTAGAGAAGGTAGCAAAGAACTACCAGATGTCAGGAGAGCGTAAAGCCAGACAAGACATTCAAAATGCTTCAGCCAAGCAGATTGAAAAGGTCGATGTTCGTGGTACAGGCAAAAACGCTAAACTTATTCGTGTCGCTGACATGAATAGGAAAGAACTCCGAAGCACTCTCGACAATCTTTCAGTGGATGAACTTCAGAAACTCTATGGACAGTTAAATAGTTAATTAAAAACACAGGAGTTTAAAAATGGAATCTTCACAATCATTTATTGCAAATGTTGAAATTCTAAACTCTCTGCTTCGCAAAGAAAGTTGGTTTAATACTTTTTGGGCAAAATTCTCTGGAAATGTGGATATTTCCCAGGATGATAACGGTAATTCCGTTTATACTCCTTCTGGAAATCCAATGGAAATCTTGAACGACTATGTCGCTCAAGGTAGAGATAATATGCTTATTCCTTTCCTCAGTGACTTGTCTGGCGCACCAGTTTATGGTGACAGCGTATTAAAAGGCACAGGGGAAGACCAGTCTATGAGATGGCTTCGTGCGTACTGTAATCAGTATCGTAAAGCTGTTATGAAAAAGTCTGGTTCAATGAGTGAGCAACGCCAAAAGGTATTCAAGTTAATGGACGAAGCAAGACCACAATTAGCTAAATGGTTTACCAAATGGGAAAATCAAGCGGTATTTCAATCCTTCTATGAAGGTGTATCGCCTAATCTTTCTACTGGTACTACATCTGACGGTTTAGGTCTTGTGCGCAGGTATCATCCGAACTGGTATGCCAATATCAGTAATGTATTAACGACTCTTGGTGCTGAAAAGACTACTAAGATTAATTCAGTCCTTGATACTGTTATTGGTAATACGGCTGATGGTGTTGGTACTTGTAATACGGCTATGTCTGCTGATATTCTACGGGAACTGCGTGTTAAATG